TGTGGATATTGTATGTGAATGGATTAAGAAAGAAATAACTTAGTTCTTAACATTTGAAACTGTAAATAATAAATTTAATATATAACGAAAGGATTAAACAAAAATGACTTTAGATGAATGGTTAGGGCATGATAATCAAATTGGAAAAGATATCTGGACTAATAAATATCGGTTTAAAGATGAAACATTTGATGAATGGATAAATCGAATTTCTGGAGGAAATAAGAATATTGCAGAATTAATTAGACAGAAAAAATTCTTATTTGGTGGTAGAATCCTTGCGAATAGAGGACTTGAGAATAAAGGCAGGAAGATCAGTTTGTCTAACTGCTATGTAATTGAACCACCAGAAGATAACATTGAAAGTATTTTTGATTGTGCTAAGAAACTGGCACGTACATATAGTTATGGCGGAGGATGCGGAGTTGATATCAGTAAGCTAGCTCCAAGAGGTGCCAAGGTCAATAACGCAGCAAAAGAGACAACTGGCTCTGTGTCATTTATGGATTTGTATTCTATGGTAACTGGCCTGATTGGTCAAAGTGGACGTAGAGGAGCTTTAATGCTTAGTTTGTCCTGTGAACATCCAGATCTTGAAGAATTCATCGAAATTAAATCAGACCTTGATAGAGTTACTAAAGCAAATATCTCGATCAGAATTACAGATAAATTTATGGTTGCTGTAAAGAATAGAACTTCATTTACTCTATCGTTTACTAGACTAGAAACAGGTGAAAAAATCACCAAAGAAGTAGATGCATATACAATTTTTCATAAACTGTGTGAAATGAATTGGGATTATGCAGAACCTGGAATGCTTTTCTGGGATAGAATTAATAATTGGAATCTACTTAGCTGCGATGATGATTTTGAATATGCGGGGACAAATCCTTGTGCCGAAGAACCACTTCCAGCTGGTGGATCGTGTTTATTAGGTAGTATTAACTTGTCGGAATTTGTTTGTGATACTGGATTTAACTTTGATGATTTTAAATATTGTGTAAAAGAATCTGTTATCGCATTGAACGAAGTATTAGATGAAGGACTACCGCTTCACCCACTGAAAGAACAAAGAGAATCTGTATATGATTGGAGACAGATTGGACTTGGGATTTTTGGACTTGCGGATTTACTTATTAAATTAGGGATTAAATATGGTAGTCCAGAAGCTATTGATTTATGTGATATGATCGGACATACTATGGCAGATATGGCAATTAAAACATCAGCTATATTGTCAAAGGAACATGATGAACCATATCCTAAGTATAAACCGGAAGCTATTGAACAATCTGCGTTTTATAGTAAAAATGCTTTAGGAGAAACAAAAGAATTAGTTTCTTCATTCGGTCTTAGAAACTCACAATTACTTACTATTGCACCAACTGGTAGCTTATCGACAATGCTTGGTGTATCTGGTGGTATTGAACCAATCTTTGCAAATTATTATACACGTAAAACAGAATCTCTTAAAGGACACGATGAATATTATAAAGTTTATACCCCCATTGTAAAGAAATATATGGATGAACATGGATTGAAAGATGATTCTGAATTACCGGATTACTTTGTGACTGCTCAGACACTTGATTATAAAAATAGAATTTATATGCAGAGTATTTGGCAATCACATATTGATGCATCTATTAGTTCTACAGTTAATGTCCCAAATGATTTTACTGTTGAACAAGTTGAAAATTTATATATGACAGCGTGGGATGCAGGATTAAAAGGTGTGACTATTTTTAGAGACGGATGTAAACGTGCCGGAATTTTGACGACAACTATTAAAGAGAAAAAAGATGAAAAATCAGATGATATTAAACATCATACTCTTGAAAGAGGAATGATCATCAAAGCTGATGATAATTGTATTGGTAAAAAAAGGACTTTAAAAACAGGATGCGGAACTTTACATTGTGAAGCATTCTTTGACCCTGAAACAGGTCAGCTTCTTGAAACATATTTTAGCAAAGGATCATCTGGAGGCTGTAATAATTTCATGATCGGATTATCAAGAGCTATTTCTCTTTGTGCTAGAGGAGGAATTGATGTTTATTCTATTGTAGATCAATTAAAATCGTCTGGGACTTGTCCGTCATATGCTGTAAGAAGTGCTACAAAACATGATACATCAAAAGGCAGCAGTTGTCCTGTAGCTATTGGCAATGCATTACTTGATATGTATAACGAACTACAAAATGAATTATTTGATGATATTGAAGATTCATATGCATCAGAAACAATTATTACATTAAAAAAACCACTATTAATTAATGTAGAACAAAATATTGCTCCTGAGTGTCCTGAATGTGGTGGAACACTTGTATTTGAAGGTGGATGCAATACTTGTAAATCTTGTGGATGGAGTAAATGCGACTAATTTTTTATACTTGATACTGTAAATTATAAATTTTATATAATATTTTAAATTAAAGGAGAATAAGAAAATGGCAGAAGTAACATTAAAATCAACAAAAGCAGAAATTATGGAGGCATACAAAGCAGCAAAGGCTAAACTTGACGCTCAGGCGCAGCTCACAGATGACCCTGTAAAAGCAGCAATGGCAGAAAAGAAAACAGCTACACTTGCATCTGCAGATGATATTGCAACACAGGATATTCTTAATCCAGATATCATTGCTAAATATAACGATCTTAAAGATGCAATTAGCATTAAACAGGGAGAGCTTAAGAATTTGTATGATCTGGATGCCGAGGCCCATTCTTTTGTTGCAATGGTAAATGCTTATAAAGCAAAAGAGATCGAGCTGAAAGAAAAGTATGATGAGAAAGTGAAAGAGTTAAATAATAATCATGATGTTAAGGCTGCAGAGCTGAATGACGATATCAATAATCTTAAACAGGAGAAAAATGATATTCTCAATTCAATTAAAAAAGAGTCCGACGAATTAAAAGCCGCTCTTAAAAAAGAACGTGAGCGTGAAGAAGAAGAATACGATTACAATATCAATAGAAATCGTAAAGCTGCTGACGATGATTGGACTGATAAAGTTACTAAACGCGAGAAAGAGTTAAATGAGAGAATTGCAGCGGTTAGAGCTGACGAAGCAGAGATTGCTGAAAAAACAGCATATATTGAGGAGCTTGAGAAGAAAGTAAAAGAAATTCCTCAGATGCTTCAGGAAGCAACTAATGAAGGAATCAAAAAGGGTAAGGCTGATGCAGACAGGTCTAATGCTTTTGAAGTCAGATACCTGAAACAGGAGAATGAGTATAAAGTAAAAGATCTTACAAATCAGATTTCAAAACTTCTTGAGGATGTATCTTCTCTTACAAGTGAAAAAACTGAATTAAGAAAGAAATTGGATGACGCATATGCACAGATGAGAGAACTGGCAGCAGATACTGTTAGATCTACAGGTGGAGTCAAGATTCTGAATGGTCAGACACAGCAGGCAGGAAAATAATATAACAATATGGAGCAGGTGAAATATCCTGCTCCAAGAAAGAAGAATAAATGAATTGCTTAGGTTTTATATTAGTGATCGTACTTGCATATTTACTTAGTTGGGGCGTGACTTGTGGGATTATTTATTTAATTACATTATGTTTTGGAATTGGTTTTAGTTTACCAATTGCAACAGGATGCTGGTTAATTATGCTTTTGATCAGTACGCTATTTAAAAATAAGAAGAAATAAATATAGGTGGCAACATATGATAAAGTTTCCTATGAAAATTGAAGAAATGCGAAAACGTGCATGTAATGGGTCCCCAATCGTATTTGAATACGAATTTATTAATATTGAGAAAAAGGAGAATGAAGAAATGGCAAAATTAACAGGATATCAGTCAGTAGCAGTTGTTGAATTAGGATCTGGATATAGTAAAAAAGATTATTACTTTGCAATTTATGAAGATGGAACAAAATATGCTGTCGGAGATACAGTATATGTCTCTGGCAATGGTTCTGATCGTATTGTGACTATTAAAGACTTTGTTACACCAGATTTTATTGAGGAGAATATTCCTAAAGGTATTACTGCAGAAGTTATTTGCAAGATTAATACAGCAGCATACGAATATAGAGTTATGCAGCGTGAAGAAGCAGCAAAACTCCGCAAAGAGATGGATAAAGTCATTAAAGAAATGGATGAAACAAAGAAATACGAAATGTATGCAGCAGAGAATCCAGCGCTTAGAGAGTTACTTGATAAGTACAATGAGCTGGAGAATAAGTAATATAAGGTTTTAAGGTGAAACAGATGGCGAGATTAACAAAGATATCTGAGATAGGCAATGCGTATTATCCTAAATGCTTTGAAGAGCCATGCTGTGGGATGGGAGAATGCCTTGATGATAGATGCAGCCTCATGCTTGATGCTTGCAAAAAGCTGGCAGAATATGAGCAGTTGGAAGAACAGGGCTTGCTTGTGAGATTGCCGGTTAAAATCGGTGATGATATTTATAAGATTCCGAGCAAAGCGAATCATGATTTAAATGTTCTGAATGGATATAAAGCAAATAACAGAGTGTATCATCAAAAAGTTTACAGCATTGTATTTTCACAAAGTGGTTGGTTCGTACAGTGTGATAAAGACAGTATTCATGCCCCGAACGTTATTTGTGTTGACGTAGAATACGGGAAAACATGGTTCCTCACTCGTGAAGAAGCTGAAAAGAAGTTGGAGGAGATGAAAAATGGCAAGAAATAGATATCCAGGAACATGTTATTGTTGTGGTGAATATGTACCAACTGGGTTTGGTCATTTTGAGCGATACCAAGGTCATTGGAGAATTAAATGCGTAAAGTGTGCAAGTGGGAGGCATGTGAAAAGTACAGACAGAGAAGTCAAAAGAGCTATTAGGTTAAGAGAGGAATCGAAGGAGATGAAACCAAATGAGCAATATGATCTGGGTAACAGGTGATACGCATAGGGATTGGGTTCATAGATTAAATATGGAATCATTTCCAGAACAAAAAGAAATGACCAAAGATGATTATGTAATTGTTCTTGGCGATTTCGGTATATGGAATGATACTCCGCAGCAAAGACATGATTTAAATTGGCTTGAAGAGAGGAATTTTACAACACTTTTTATAGATGGTAATCATAGTAATTTTGATCTTCTTAATTCTTATCCGGTATCTGAATGGCATGGTGGAAAAGTACATTTTGTACAAGATTCAGTTATTCATCTTATGAGAGGCCAAATATTTAATATTGATGATAAATCATTTTTTACATTTGGTGGAGCACGGAGTCATGATATTCAAGATGGTGTTCTTGAAATTGATGATCCTAGAGTAAGAATATGGCGAAATGATACCTCTAAAACGTATCGGATTAATCATATTTCCTGGTGGGAAGAAGAAATGCCGAACGAAGAAGAGATGGATGAAGGATCAACTAATCTTTC